TCACATTTAAAGGTAAACCTTTCTTTTGGCAAGAGAGACAGCCTACTAATGATAAAGCAAAAACAGGGGATGGTGACGACAAAGAAAGAATGATGTTTAATTACATTAAAAAAGATGTGTCCAAGACTCCAGAAAAATTTAATAAAATAATTTCAAAATTTGGTAAAATATTTAAAGATTTGCCGTTTATTTGTTTTGATATTATGGAAGATCAGGATGGTAAACTTTATATTATTGAATCTAATTCAATGCCAGGTGTACCATTTGACTCAACTGTAGATATTTATAGAGTGATCTTTGAGGATTTTTATGGTCGAAAAGTGGATGCAGAAACTGAGGCTAAGCTAAAAGAATTAGCAAACTACATGAACAATAAAACCGTTACAATGGACGGTGGAGATAGATTTAGTGTAGAAAAATAATAATAACTCGGATAAATAAATCTTAATTAAATTAATTATGGCAGAACCAAATATGAATTGTATGATTGTTAATGTGTGGATACACCACATGCAAGTTGACGAATTGTTTGATTTTTTAAATGAAAGAATAGACCGTGCACCTCTTTATTGGTTAAATGAGGCTTCGGTACCTGTTTCAATAACTGGTGGATATGTCATGATTTCATTAACTTATGATTCTTATTCACATTTGTCATCTAATAGAAATTGGGACGAAGCACCGGGTTGGATAAAAGAATAATATGAAAAAACAACAAACAAAAATGAAAGCGTTTCTTTTAAATTATAAAGGAACCAAGTACAAATCAGATACACTATTCGGTGTCATCTGGCAATTTATTACTAAGAAGAAATAAACATTTTAAAAAAACTATGTATAAAGAACGTCTAAGTTAACTCTTAGACGTTTTTTTAGGTTTAAAGATTAAAAGAAATATATGTATACACTAAGCGAATTACAGAAGATGATCTTTATAGACATCGAAACAAGTACACAAAAAGAAACTCTACAGGAGGTCATAGATGATAACCCTGCACTCGAAGAGTATTGGAATATAAAGACTACACAACTTATTGAAAGTCAACCAGAAACTCTTAAGGACTTCACAGATCCTCATAAAATGTGGTCACGTATGGCAGGTCTTTATCCAGAATGGGGTAAAATAGTTTGTATTTCATTTGGTCAATTAAAGTTTGATGAAACTGGATTTCCAAATGATTTTAAAGCGATGTCATTTAGCGGAACTGATGAAAAACAAATTCTAAAAGACTTTTCACAAACTGCTGCTAAAATAATGCAAAAATACCCTAATATGAAATGGGTCGGCCACAATATCAAAGGGTTCGATATGCCATATATTATTAAAAGATCATTGATCAATGAAGTTAGTTTACCATCGGCATTTCATTTACACAAACAGAAACCATGGGAAAATTGTCTTTTAGATACGCAGGAGGTTTGGAAATTTGGTGGATGGAATTCAGCTAAATTAGGATTAATATCAGAACTACTCGGTATCCCTTCTCCTAAAGATGCGATGTCAGGTCCAGAGGTTAATGAGTATTATTGGAATGATAGACACGAAGAGATTAAAACTTATTGTGAAAAGGATATTCAAGCAACTGCAAATATCATGTTAAAGATAAGTGGTATGCCAATTATTCAAGACGCTCCGTTTTAATAGTGACAAAGTGTCATTTATATTTTAAAAAAATGACAATAAGTCTTAATACTTAGTTTGGTATTAAATTTGAAATATCTATAATGTTCAACACTTGGATTAGTTCATTGTCAATGAACATCTAAACAGATTGAACACTAATATTAACCAAATAAAAATTATAATTTATGTTTTACACAACAGACTTTGACAGACACATGGACACCATTTTTGGAGGTTTACATCAACCTCTTTGGAAAACTGTAAAAACCGTAAGTGACCACATCACAGAGTATTATCTCGAAGATGGTGAGTTAACGATGGCATTGCCAGGATTTTCTAAGAAAGATTTAGAAATTGAAGTTGAAGGTAATGTATTACGTATTTCGGCCGAGGTTTCAGAAGAGAATGAAACTCATTTTAAGAAATCATTTAAAAAATCATTTAAAATTCCAAATGAATTTGATTCAGAAGGTGTATCAGCCTCTATGCGAGATGGAATTTTAAAGGTTGCCTTTGGTAAGAAAGTTGAATCTAAGAAAATTAAAGTAGTTTAATTTAAATCTGGGCTAAAAATTAAAAAACTTTAGCCCAGATTTTTTTATGTCAATTTTTTTTGGTATATTAGCTATATAATTAAAAAGATAAGATATGATAAATTTAGATTACACTAAGATTAGTGACGTAGAAGTAGACGGAATAGACACCGCAGATTACCCAGATTTTTGTGATGCATTTATCTCATATGCAGAATATGACGGCAGAGAAATGACAGACGAGGAATTAGATGTACTAAACGAAGACAGTGATTTTGTATATAGTGCAGTTGAAAACTATTTATACTAATATATAAATTATGGAAGACGGAGATTTTGATTTTGATGAATTCATGGAAAACAGTAGCCGTGATTTTGAAATGAAGCTTGAAGAATATCGAGACCGCATGATGCAAATGGCGATAGAAACCAATTATGAGAACATTCTAAAAAATGGAATTAACGAGTATCATTTGCGCCATATGTATGACAATGAATTGAGAGATCTTTCTAATACATTTAAAATGATGCTAGAATATTTTGAAGCTCATGAAGAATATGAAAAATGTGCTGTTGTTTTAAGGGAGCAAAATAAAGTAAATTCAGTTATAGACAGAAAATTAATCGACAAAGATATATAATACGTCAGTGCTATCTAACTGACGGGCCCCCGATTAAACCAGCATCATTGCTGGTTTTTTTTGATATATAATATAATACCAAATAAAAAAGAAATTTATAAAATGAAACACATTAAATTATTCGAACAATTTGTAAACGAGGCAAGTTATTTCACAGCAGACCTATCACCAGATTTACAAGAACTATTAATCGCATATTATTACGCAGCGGAAGGTACACCTGAAGGTGATAAATTCACGGAAAAAATCATAGAACTTGGATTATTAGACGAAAGCGACATAAGAAGCGCTTTCACGAAAATTTGTCCAAACTTTGAAGTAAGATCAATTGATGGTAAATTTACTAAGTTCAGAGGAGATAGAAAAAAGGCCCTAGAACACCTTGCTGAATTTACTAACGTAGGAAAGGTTAAAATTCCATCTGGAGATTATCCAACTGCTACAAAATTCATTATGGTTATGATTATTCAAAATACTGGCAAAAATTTAAGACTTGAGTATAAAGGTGGCAGAGGTTCTGCTGCTGATTTAGTTGAGTACGATCCTGAGGTTGTAGACCAACCGAGTTTAAATGTTATCCACCCACATCCAAGTGATGTAGTACTAATAAAAAACTTCACACAGTCCCCTATTAGAGAGGTTCTAGATATTTGTATTAAAGAAGGATGGTTTAAAAAACCAGTATATAATTGGTAATTTAGATTATAATATATACACTATGAAGCATATTAAACTATATGAAGAATTTAGAGCTGATCTTAAAGATGAAGACTCTCTATTACAAGACATTAGACACTTTAATGGATCTATCCAAACCCTCGACGATTGGCTTCGTAGTAAAATTGGTGAAACAAATCCATATAAAGACACTATAATGGTAAATGGTCCACATAAGGGTGATAAAGATAATTCTCTGCCTTATCAAGATTTTCAAAATGGTAAGTCAGACCTTGTAAAAAATAGACATGGAAGATAAAACAGCAAAAGAGCTAATAGCTCAACTAAAAAGAATAGCCGACGCATTAGAAAAATCTAACAAGGCAGCAGAAGCTTCTGAGAAGAGAAGAATTGTTATAGAGAAACTGCAAGAAAAAAATCTAAAGGCAGATCTTAGAGAAAAGATTATCGTGAATCCAGAAAAGGTAATACACACTGGACCAAGACTAGAATCAAATGGATCCGTATAATGTATTAGGAGTTGACAAAACATCTTCACATGATGATATAAAAAAAGCTTATCGTAGACTAGCGAAAGAACATCATCCTGATAAAAATGGAGGGGATGATAGTCAATTTAAAGAAATAGCAGAGGCATATGAAAAGATAGGAGATGAATCTTCTAGACAACAATGGGATGCTACATCTAATTTCCAAAATTTTTCAGGATTTGATGGCCGAGTTAATATGTCTGATTTATTTGATCAGGTTTTTGGCAACGCATTTAATTCATCCAGACAATCGACCAAAGGATCTGATCTAAGATTAGATTTACATTTAAGTTTTGATGAAGCCTATCATGGAACTTCTAAACAATTTACAGTAAACGGACAAGATCTTAGAGTTGATTTTAAACCAGGTCTAAAATCAGGTATGAAGCTTAGAATACCCGGAAAAGGTCAACCTCATCAATTTAATAGTACTTTACCAAACGGAGACTTAATAATCCACGTACACGTCATACACAATTCTAATTGGATTTTACAAGGCGATGATATATGGGTAGAACTTAATATAAACTGGTACGATATTTTCTTAGGTACTAAGGTCAGTGTCAATACGCCAAGTGGACAACTTTACATTAATATACCAGAAAATAGTTATCCAGGAAAAACGTTGAGAATAAAAGATAGAGGATATCCTATCTATAATACTGACAAAAAGGGCGCTCTTTTATGTAAATTAAATCCGATTTATAATGAACTAAATCATGATCAATTGGAATATATAAAGAAAGTAAAAGATACCGATAATGAATATAAATGATTATACCTTTGGCGATAATAACAAGTGGTTCAAAATAATAGATGGACTGATTGTTAACAATGAAGACATGTTTTTCAACGCGCTTTATATGGCTATGACTAATCATCCAATGTATGTTATATCGTCAGACCTTGAAAACGAAAGAAAGGACGTTATTTTAAGTGCTATGATAAAATATTTTGAAGTTAAAGAAGAATTTGAAAAGTGCGCGAGCATATACAATATAAAAAAACAAATATAAATCCAAATGTTGATAACCAAAGTAGAAAATGGTAATATAGAAAAAGCTTTAAAGCAATATAAGCGAAAAGTTATTAATACTAAGCAAATTAAAAATTTAAGAGATCAACAGGATTATACCAAGCCATCTGTTAAAAAGCGTCTGAAATTCCAAAAGGCCAAATACTTAGAAAATAAGAATAATTCTTTATTATAATATTAATAAATTATCCTAATATTTTCACAGTAAAATTTAATGTTAGTAAAATCTTTATACTAATATATACAATGTGATACTACGGTATCATTATAAAAATATCTAAAGACACAGATGGCAGGCTTTATTTCCGGTTCAGATAAAGATAGTTTAATGAGGGCTAGTTATTATCAAATAACGCGCAACTTTACTAAAACAGTAAATAGATTCATCGCATTCAAAGATACTGATCGTATAGTTGAAATTCCACATGGTATTAAACAAAGAAGTAAATTCATAGATTTAATGATTAAATATTTCGAATCTCTGGAAGAATACGAAAAATGTACAAAATTGATGAAGCTAAAAGAACTTGTCATTATGGCAGGGGATTAATATAAAAATAAATTATTACATGAGCGATAAACGTGAAAGACAATCAAGACAAAGTAAAGGCGGAACAATTGAATCCGGCTTGAAAAGAGTTCAACTTAGACAATCACAACAAAAATATGTAAAACAAATAGAGGAAAACGATATAACGTTTTGTTACGGACCAGCAGGTACCTCAAAAACATTCACAGCATGTTACGTAGCACTTAAATTATTACAAGAGAAAAAAGTCAAAGAGATTATTCTTTGCAAACCTATACAAGAAGCTGGCGAAAAATTAGGATTTTTGCCAGGTACAAAAGAAGAAAAGATTGATCCTTATATGAATTCGTATATTTCAAATATTACGAAGATTGTTGGAGGACAACAAGCTAAATATTTATTTGATAGTAACACAATTAGATTCGAACCATTAGCATATATGAGAGGTGATACTTTCGATGACGCATTAATGGTATTAGATGAAGCACAAAATGCAACATTTAAGCAGTTAATGCTATTCGTAACTAGAATGGGTAAGTCTAGTAAAGTTGTTGTTACTGGTGATGTTAGTCAACATGATATCGCCAGACAACATGTAAGTCTTCCTAATTTTATAGATATTATGAAAGATATTAAGGGTATTGGTGTACACGTATTCAATAACACTGATATAGTTAGGGCTAAAATCCTCCAAGAAGTTGTAGAGAAATACGATAATTGGAAAGCTAACAACGAGAATAAATTCTAGAAACAATTTGACTGATCCACGTATAAGTATAAACATTATATATGGATCAGTATCAAATTTTATTAAAACACAGTCACACTGGCGATGAAGCGACCATTGAGATTGGATTAGACGAAGCAGGTCGTGGCGCATTAGCAGGTCCAGTAACTGTCGCGGCATGTATAATGCCATATGGATTTCAACATGAACTTATTAAAGACTCTAAACTATTGAGTGAACCACAGCGAGCAGCGGCTAGACAATTGGTATTAGATAATTGCTTAGCTTATTCAGTGGTTCATATTCCTGTTGAAGAAATAGAATCTACAAATATTCTTAAGGCAACTCTCAACGGTATGAAAAAATGCCTAGAAGAAGTTAAAAAAAATCATGACTTTGATTTTATCCTCGTAGACGGCGATCAATTCCATGGATATGACGGTATACCATTTGAAACTGTAGTTGGAGGAGATAATATGTATGTTAGTATTGCAGCCGCATCTATTTTAGCTAAAACTGAACGAGATCGTTTAATGAAAGACTTAAGCGTAGATTATATGTCATATGGATGGGGATCAAATAAAGGATATGGTACTAAACAACATAGAGATGCCATCGTAAGCGAAGGATCAACACCTCATCATAGACAATCATTCATTAGTCACATGTTGACTAAAACAAACACATTATTTTGAGAGGACTTTTAACAGGCATGCTACTATTTTTAGCAGGACAAACTATGATCTGGTTTCAAACTAATGGCCAGTTTATATCACCGTGGATAAAAAAGAATCCTATTTTTGTTTCTATTTTAGGCGGAACTATTATAAGCTATATGTTTATTAGAGCTACTGCTTTAATAGCTGGTTATTATGATGGAGCAATTTGGCCAGGTAGATTTATTGGATTTTCAATGGGTATCACTTCTTTCGCATTCCTAACTTGGTATTTTATGGGAGAAGGTATTAATACTAAAACATTGGTTTCATTAGGTTTAGCTACTTGTTTAATTTGTGTACAATTATTTTGGAAATGAAAAAATTAAATTTACCTTGGTTAGAAAACGATAAACCAACTAATGTTGTTGTCTATAGAAAAACAAAAACTAGTAAGAAATACTATATGATAGTTACTAATATACATTTGGATGTTATTAACAATCTTAGAGCAACTAAACCTATAATCCCACATAAATATGAAATTGTAGAGATGGGCGTAGGACATAGTTTTATAGAATCTTATGCTAAGACTTATAAGATAACTAATCCAGAAATAATTACAAAATAAATTACCTCAGATTTTTTTATGTCAATAATTTGTGGTATATTAGTAGTATAATTAAAGGAAGAATGATAAGAAAGAAACTACACAAACATCAAGGAAATCCGATAGTCATTGATTTGACAGGTCCCGAAGGAAACGCATTTATGTTACTTGCATATGCTAAATCATTTTCAAAAGATCTTGGAAAAGATTACACAGAAATATACAAGCAGATGACAAGTGGAGATTACGAAAATTTAATTAAAGTCTTTGACGATTCATTTGGAGACTTTGTAATACTAGAAAGATAATATGAAAAGATCAATTAATATAATTAGCACTTGGATCGGTGCACTCATAGCTGTGGCGTTTATAGCTGTTTTTATGGCATTACCAACACAATGGCTATGGAATACTTGTTTAGTTCCAGCTATTGATAGTGTTAATCCCATAGGTTTTTGGCAAGCACTAGGTTTGAATGTACTAGCTTCTATTTTATTTAAGAATTCACAAATTAAAAAAACAGAATCATAATATGGAGAAAAAGATCATGTATCTAGATATGGACGGCGTCTTAGTTGATATTTTTAAAGCGTGTTCAGATAAGTATGGAAAAGATTCTATCACTAAAATAGGTGATTTATTAGATGAAGATCCACAATTATTCTATGAAGCAGAGCCTATTCCGGGCGCCATAGAAGCTTTTAATAAATTAGTTGAGGTATTTGATGTATACTTACTAACAAGTGCACCTTGGAAAAGTATGGGTTCTACTGAAGCTAAACAACGATGGGTTATGGAATATTTAGGAGACGCAGCAAAAAAACGTGTAATCGTAAGTCATAATAAAAACTTAATGATAGGAGATTATTTGATCGATGATAGAACTGCTAATGGAGCCGGCGAATTTAAGGGAGAACTAATTCAGTTTGGAACTGAAAGGTATCCAAATTGGAAAGAGGTTCTTAAATATTTAAATGTAGAGTAATATGGAATGTGATATATCTAGAGTTTTTGAAATTCATAAAAAAGCCAATAAAGTAATTAGCTCATGTCAAAATGAAATTCATTTAAAGGGAGCATATGCGTATTGTGAAAATGTAAAAAATTACATGTCTTTCATTAATACTCAAACTACAGAAGAAACAGAACTTATCAATTCTATTCTTTTTAATATAGAAAAAAGCTTAAATGTTAAAAAAGCTACAATAAAATAAACAACAAACAATGCTTTATAAAATCCCAGTAAAATTGTTCGTAACTTTTTTAGCTGGGATTTTTTTATGTCAATAATTTGTGGTATATTAGTAGTATAATTAAAAGTTAAACATATGACAGATTTTAAATTTAATGCAGCCGATGTGAAAGCCAATGGCGTTGGTGGTAGCGGTTACCAAGCAGTTTTAAAGTATCGTGACGCTGTTCGCTCTATTGTAGACGAAGTAGTCAATACAATTGGTCGAGATAGACTCTATGAACTTGCAGTAGCTTCGGGTGATAAACACGATAATTTTTCCGCCGGTTCTAGATTTAATTCTAATGAAGACCTAACTTATAGATTAGTTACTTCTCTAGCAGGTTATATTTGGCCTAAGTTTAAAAATGATCTATTGACAGAAATGTATGTAGGTGGTCTTTTTGCTAGACTAAGTTATGACGAGAAACAGATTTTAGTGGTAGATGCTGCCCGCGATTGTGCAGGTGCAGATCATTGGTATACATTTGAAAAAGATTGGGGGTAATGATGGACATTGATGATCGGTTTTACCGTATTGCAAAAACACCATATGTTGTGTTTATAGATGATAAATCAATTCACGAGGTAGAAAATATAGAGGTGTTTGATAATATGATATTGATAGAGACCAATACAGGTTTTTTATTCAATGACATGGATGTATTTACCGTTGAAGAAATGGTTGATGTAGAAAATAAAGTAGAAGAATTAATTAATAATGCTTAAGATGGAATTAAAGAAAAAGATTAAGTCGAAGATATTAACGTATTTATTTAATGATTGGGTTAAAACTGAAGAAGATATAGAAACTCTTCAATTGACCAAAATGATGATTGAAAATAGAGCTAATACTATTTGTCCACCTAAACCAACTATCGGGTTTAGATCGCGTTTATGAAAATAACTAAAGATATATTAGAGAGATATGTTGCGGAAGGTTGGTTGATCTCACAAACTCACCCGACTTTACCTTTAACTATTTATAACTATTCTCAAGCAACTCAATATGAGGCTAAATGGGATGAGGTTACTCTTTCATGTCGAGGTCTTGTGTTTGACGACGAGGGAAATCAAGTGTCATATCCATTTAAGAAGTTCTTTAACATTGAAGAGAACAAACACACTCCAGCTAATGACTTTGAAATCTACGAAAAGGTAGACGGTTCATTAATCACAGTCTTCAATTACAACGGAGAGTGGGTTGTTTCTTCAAGAGGTTCGTTCACTTCAGATCAGGCAATTGCTGCTCAGAAACTCTTCAAGCAGTTAATGAACCTAGATCGTATCGATAAGGCAGCAACTTATCTTTTCGAGTTAATTGCTCCATGGAATCGAATTGTTGTAGACTACGGTGAACGCGAAGAGTTGATCTTACTTGGTGCTCGAGCTAAATACTTTGAAGCATCTCATTTAGATTTATATGAATTGTCTAAGATGTTAGGTTGCAACTTGATCCGTAAGTTTGACTTTGATGATTACAAAGAGATTCAAAAGTTAAACTGGGAAAACAATGAAGGCTTTATTGTCAGATTTTCTAATGGAGATCGTTGCAAGATTAAGTTTGCAGATTATGTGAAGTTGCACCGAGTTTTGACTAACTGCTCTTCTTATGATATTTGGGAGAACTTGAAAGAGTTTAACAAATTACCTGAAGAGATGTTGCAAGATGTACCTGATGAGTTCTATGATTGGGTTCACGGAGTTGAATGGAAACTTAGAAAGAGTTTCAATCACATTGAACATTTGCATATGGCGTACCTTTCGTCTATAATTAGATATGGACTTGATCGTAAAGAATTTGCGTTGAGAGTTCAAGAGCTAGATGATGCCAATCACGGACTTATTTTTGCTATGTATAACAATAAACAAGATAAGGTAAAACAACTAATTTGGAAAATGATAAAACCAGAATACGAAAAACCATTTAAAAAATGAAAGAATTATATTTATTAAGAGGATTGCCGGGGAGTGGCAAATCAACAATTGCAAAATCATTAGCAGGATGTCACGTAGAAGCAGATATGTATTTTATGAATGACGGTAGGTATGAATTTGATGCATCTAAATTATCTGAAGCACATAATTTCTGTCAAAACAGAGCAGCTTCTTACATGTATACCAATTGGCCGAGAGTTGTTGTTTCTAATACATTTACACAAGAGTGGGAAATGGAAGCTTATTATGAACTTGCTAAAAAGTATGGCTATACTGTTTTCTCTTTAGTGGTAGAGAATCGTCACGGAGGTGTTAATAAACACATGGTTCCTGATAATGTCATAGAAAAAATGGAAAATAGATTTACTATTAAATTAAAATAATTAACTCCAGATTTTTTTATGTCAAATATTTGTGGTATATTAGTATTATAATTAAAGATAAAGCATATGAAATTATTTAAAGATTTAGAATTTAAGCAAAAAGCGATTGGCGGTACTGGTGCTATAATGAAATTTGATAATGGATTTACAATTAGCGTTCAGGCAGGTTCTTTTGCTTACTCAACTCCTAGAGAAGATATGGATAGTCCTAATGACTTCGTCTCATTTGAGATAGCAATATTTGGACCTCCTAGCGGAGACTTTGTTACTAAGGAATTTATACCAGAATTGGATGACGATGTTTTAGGATGGCAAAGCAGAGAGCAAATTAATACAATAATGATAATGATACAAAATCATGGAAAATAAAACTATAATCTTTGACTTAGACGGTACACTTGCACTTATTGACGATAGACGTGCACTTGCAACCAAGGAAAATGGAAAAATAAATTGGGATGTCTTTTTTAATCCAGACAATATTCAATTAGACAAACCAAACTGGCCAGTAATTGAAATGGCAAAAACATTAAAAAATGCTGGAAATAGAATTGTAATTTTTAGTGGAAGATCTAAAGCAACTAAGGAAGTTACTAAAGATTGGTTGAATCAACATGGCGTACCATTCGATGTTATAAAAATGAGACCAACTGGTAATGGGTTTCAATTTATGGCGGATGATTTACTAAAAAAGAAATGGCTTGAGGATTTATTTCCAAATACAGACGATATTCTTTGTGTGTTTGATGACCGAGACAAAGTAGTAAAAATGTGGCGAGATAATGGAATCAGTTGTTTCCAAGTTGCTCAGGGTAATTTTTAAATTTATATAATATGATAGGTGGAGTACAACCAAAAGTAATAATGAATGTTGACGATGATGGTAATCTAGTCATGACTGATCAATTTGTAGATCTTTTTTATAAAGAACAAGAAATAAATTGGAAGTTAGTCAGAGAGCGTGACGGTTTGACAAAACAATCTAGAGCTGTTACATGGATTGAATGGAATGATGACGGAACATTTAAAGAACAATTTGAAAAGATCGATATCGGTAGAAGTTTAATAATGAGTCCATTTAGTAATGCGTTCACGTGGCAAACAACTCCGGTAACAGAGATTGTAGAACAACAAGAAGACTATATTAAATTTAAGACTAAAAATTCAAATTACGAATTGTTTAAAATAAATTAATGAGTAGTCGTCAATTTACATGGTGGAGAAGATTTGTGGGGGTTCAGAAGTTACCTAAACAATATTTGTACAAAGGAGCTTCTGAGCTTTTACAACGCATAGAGTTCGGAGAATATGAATGTGATCACTTAGGCCGAGAGGTCTATCTCGAAGACAAGATTTATGAAGCTAAAGTTGAGGCTATTAAAAAAGAGAAACCGTGGCTTAAAGGCGAAACATTGACTGAAGCGGTAGAATATGATCGTAAGTTGTATAATAAACGAAAGGCTGTGATGATGAAAAATCATTTAGAGGCTGAACAGAAATTGTTGTGGAAATTAGCAGAAGATTTAGCTAAAGAATTTAATATGTCTAAAGAAGATGTAAGTGATTTAATGGAAACATTCGATGCTACTACGCGTGAACTCTATTTTAAATGTATGAGTATTTCAATTGGTAAAGAGATTAATCCAGATAAAATGCAAAGATTTTTCCCTGAACAACCTCGACATATTTTAAAGCCCAAAGAACGTAAATATGCAAAGCTTTGGATAGATTTAGTTAAACATAATAAGTGGCAGAGATTTTTGAATTGGGAAACATTTAGTAATTCTTAAGTATAACAATAGTGAATATATTTCAATACATATCTTTTTATTTAATGATAGGTGTAACCTTTAATGCACTATACGATTTAGTAATATCTTATATAAAAAATGAGGATCTTCGTTTTAATATAAAAGAGCGAATAGTTTTCACTCTAATTTGGCCAATATACTTAGCATTACTATTATTTAATTATATTAAAAATATTATAAATGGATCAAACAACTAATTACGGATACTGTTGTATTAATACGACTTTACAAAAGTCTGACAAAATCACTACTAATCGCAGTATGATTAAGCGCACCTTTGCAGAGAAAGGTATTGAGTACGCCTCAGAGTTGGCTCTCGCTAACGTTAAGGATCTCGTTAAAATTATTAACTGGAATAATCGTCAAGGCATTAAGCTATTCAGAATTAGTTCTGATATGTTCCCGTGGATGAGTGAATATAATTTATCTGATTTACCTGATTATGATAAAATTTCTAATATCCTTCGAGGTGCCGGCAAAATTGCAATGGATAATGGTCAACGTCTAACATTCCATCCGGGTCCATTTGATGTTTTAGCTTCAACTACACAGTCGGTAGTTGACAAGTGTATCAAAGATCTTAATAAACACGGGGAAATAATGGATCTTTTGGGTTTACCACGCAATCACTCTGCTCCTATTAATATACATGTTAATACTACACAAGGTGGTAAAGAAGCTTCTATGCAAAGATTCTGTGATAACTTCCACCTATTAGATGCATCTGTTCGTACACGGTTAGTTGTTGAAAATGACGATAAAGAGAAACAATACACAACAGAGGATTTATACCAAGGTGTATATTCTAAAGTTGGTGTACCCATCACGTTTGATTATCATCATCATTGGTGTCATCCCGGAGAATTGACACAAGAAGAAGCTCTTAAATTAGCTTCGACTACGTGGCCAAAGGGAATCAAACAGCTTGTACATTATTCTTCATGTCAAATGATACACGAAGATGAGACGCAAACTAATAAAAGAGCTCACGCTGATTATATCTACGAGTATATAGACACATATGGTTTATTATTAGATATTGAATTAGAAGCTAAAGCAAAGGAATTAGCATTAGAAAATTATTTGAAACAAAATCAACTACAATTAATATAAATTATAAAAATATGAAAAAATTGTTTAAAAGAACAACGAGCTATTTAAATAAAAGAATTGCTGGAGTACAGGGTACTTTATTCCTTTTATTTGCTATTATATCAATCTCTATGAATTCTAATAAATTCTGGATGTTTATGATTAGTTCAATTATTTTTACAGCATTACAAACAATTATTGACGAACTTAGAAAATTAAATAATAAATAAAATATGAGTTTAAAAGTAGATGCTCTTAGAGCAAAGTACATCGCGATGAGATTAGAAGCTATCGCAACATTAGAGGTATATACCAAGAATGCAGCAGGTATTGGCGAACATCCTCAGATTATTGAAGAGATGGATAAATTAGTCAGAGTAATTGCAGATGTTAATGGTTATTTAGAAGCATTAGATAGCGTCTTTGTTGCCAATGATAATGGTACAGAAATAGGTGAAACTGGTCCTATAAACGACTGATAAAATATGAACCTTAACCTATTAAATGGGATGCAGAAATGCGTCCCATTTTTTTATGATATATAATTTATGAAATACGTAAAAACATATGAACACTTTATAGGAGAAGGTCGATCTGCGTATGATGGATTAGCTTCTAAATTAACTAGAAGTGTATTTAATAAATGGGTCAAATCGTACAAAGGTGGAAGCGATACCATAAATTACGGAGATCAAATTGAAGAAAGAGGTTTAGAATTTGATATCGAAGCTACTATTCATATTGATAATAAATTTAAAGGATTTGAAGTATTAGATTCGACAGGTGCTGATGGAAGAGATGAAGATGATGATGGAGATTTTCAAACACCATATATTGTTATAGATTTTGGCTTAAATCCAGAATGGATACCAGGTGAATGGTCGACTGTTTATTTTCATTTAGCTGATGTGATTAGACATGAAATGGAACATATTACACAAGACGGTATCGATACTGGAAATTACAGAAGCGGTAAACCCAATGAAGATGATAGTGAGCTTAGAGCATATATAAAAATGGGTCTTTTACCAAAATCGCAATATTTAATGTTACCTAAAGAGGTAGATGCTAATTTACAAGGACTTAGATATGAAGCTAAGAAACGAAAAGAATCGATGTCAGATGCTGTTAACCGTTATTTAGATACACAAGAACAAGGTGGAGTTATTAATGGCACTGAAAGAGAAGATGTATTGGATCTTTGGAGAAGAAGAGCTAAAAAAATAGGTGGAATACCTAAGTTTTAATCATGAGAAGTATTAAAATATTTGAAGATTTTATAAAAGAAGGATATGTTATGCAAGATTTAGAAAAAGAGTTAGGTATAATTCTTGATCTATGGGATAACGGTGATCATTTAGAATTAGGTAAAATTGAAGTGCCTAAAAATTTAAGAGGAACCGGTGTAGGCACCAAGGCCATGGAAAGAATTGTAGCATTTGCTGACAAAGAAGGTAAAGATATTAGACTTACACCTAGTACAGATTTCGGTGCTACTTCAGTTTCTAGATTAAAGAAATTTTATAAAGGATTTGATTTTATAAAAAATAAAGATTATAAGTATAAAGATACTATGGTCAGATACGCACAATAATATGAAATATATTAAATTATTTGAGGACTTTGTTAATGAACAAGATAGTTACAATGATTATCCTTCTGCAGCCAAAAAGAATGCACAATTAGCAATCGATTGGAAAGAAAAATACGGACGAGAAGAGGTCGATGCGGGTACTGCAGTGGGTTGGGCTAGAGCACATCAATTAGCAAAGGGTGAAAATCTATCAGCGGATACTGTTAAACGAATGGCGTCATTTAATAGGCATCGTAAAAACTCTACAATATCTTCTGAATTTAAAGATACTCCGTGGAAAGATAAAGGTTATGTTTCTTGGTTAATTTGGGGTGGAGATGAAGGTGTCGATTGGGCGCTTGAAAAATCAAAAGAAATAGATGAATCAATTCTGGAAAAGAAAAAAAGTAAGCCAAAAACAGATAAACAAAAAATAAAAGATTTAACTAAAAAGCAAAAGAAATTATCTGATAAAACTAAAGATATTAAGGATCAGATAAATAAGATGGCAAAGGACGACAAAAAAGAACCTACTGAAAAATTACAAGCTGCTTTACTAAAAGCTCAAATGCAACAAACTTCAGTAGACGGTATGAAAGCGTCAGTTCAAAAACAACAAATAGCCTTAAAATCTAAATTAAAAACGGCTAAAAAGAAGGAGTCATCACGTAAGAGTTAAATATGAAAAGAAAAGGATCAGAGTCTATTAATATTTTTATTGAAAGATCAGAAAATTGGACCGAATGGTTTATAAATAAATTAAGTGAAAGGGGTAATCATGAATGGCAAAATCATGAATTAGATTTTTATAAACACATGGATGCAACATACGTGCTACATGTGCCAGAATTTACAGAAAGGAAGGTCATAACATCCGATAGATTATCAGAACAAAAAATTAAATCAGGAAAAACACTATTAGATACTGTTACTTGGTGGAATGGATTTTATGGGGAAAACCATATAGATCCTTTGATTCATATACCTGATTTTACATATCATTATTGTTGGTTAACTAACCCTGATCCATTTCAAAAATTTGGCAAAAAAGAAGATGAAGTAATTGACATTATGTCAGTTGAACAGATGCAGAACTTTATTATAACCTCATCTCAGGCTGAAAGCAATATAGCTATGGGACATGTTGATATCCTAAAAGATATTGTAAAGAAAGGTCATAGAGCTGCGCTTATAATGGAAGATGATATTACCTTTGGTGCTGGAGCAATGTGGTTATTAGAATCTATGTTTGAAGAACAATTACCACACGATTGGGATTTAGTGTATTTAGGCGGACAACCATGTGATTGGGGATTTGAATCAGAATCTTATTCAAGAGATTTAGATAGAGTCTATAATGGTGTATATTGGATGTCAGGTTATATAATAAGTCAGTCAGGTGCCCGCAAATTACTAGATAATTTACCTGTAATTGGGCCAGTTGACGTATGGATTAATCACCACCTTAGAGATATGAAAGTTTATACAACATTTAAGCCGTATATTGGTCAAGATAAAACACTTGATAGTTATAATCGTTATTCATTTGCAGATGCTATTCTAAAAGAGAATAATAACAAAGATATATAAATAAAAATAATATAATAATATGAGCAAAAAAATATTATCATTTGAAGAATACGCTGCTAGTAAAAATTTAGATAGCGCTGAAGAAATCACAGAATCATGTGACGCGTGCGGCGAAGATCCATGTGTTTGTGAATCTGAAGAGGTTGAAGACACAGAAGAGGTTGAAGACACAGAAGAGGTTGAAGACACAGAAGAGGTTGAAGACACAGAAGAGGTTGAAGACACAGAAGAGGTTGAAGACGAAGATGAGGATGAGCAAACATTAGAGTCATGTTCTGAACAATTAAAGAAATGTTATGAATATGCTATTAAAGAAGCGTGTGATTATGACAAAGATGATTATCCAGATCATACACTAGAAGGTTACCTTAAAGAAAACGCTGCATTAGTTGCTTCATTGTCTGCGTCTGCATTAGAACAAGCACATGCTGAGCTTAAAGACGACGAACTTACCATTGAGGTATACGAGTCCTGTTTAAACGCTATGAAAGAATCATACAATAAAAAGATTGACGAGTTAAAAGAGACTTGGTCATCAAATTAAAAATTAAATAAATATGAAACATATAAAACTATTTGAAGCTTTCGTAAACGAAGCAACCGTAGATGCTCAAGGATTTGAAGACGAATTTGCATCAGTAATCTTTAGTGTTGAAGAACGCATGGGTAAAAAACTTAATAATAAGCAAATTATGCAAATTATAGTAGTAGCATTTGAAGAGGTTTGTAAACTAAATAAATTTAAAGAAGTTTCTCACTTATTACCTACAGCTCTTATAAAAGTAGGCGTTGAGTTTGACCCAGGGTTTAAACGCGGAGGTGCTACGGCTGAAGCGCGTGGTTTTGCAAAAGCTATGTACGGTGCTACAGGCGGTACTTGGCAAGGTACTATGGAGTGTTTTAAAGCATTATACACTACTATGGCAAATGTACAAGATAGAAAGGCAAAATTAATAGGAAGTCATCTTACTAGTTGGTTTAATGCTAGTCAAAACTAAATTAAAAACAATTATAAAAATGAAACACATTAAATTATTTGAATCTTTCGTAAACGAAGCTAAAAACCCAAATCCAGTAATGTTCGCGGACATGTTTGCTGAAACTATGGCAGATATTGAAGAATCTGGACAAGAGTTATCTAACGAAAACTTATTGTACATGTTAGAAAGAGCATTTAAAGTTGTTGCTGAACAAAATAATCTTCGCGAAAGAGGTAGCGCTTTAGAATGGGCCTTTATACGCGAAAAAATTAAAACAGATACTCAATACATGGGTAAAGATTTGTATCAAGATGCAAATATCTTTGGCGAAGCAGCATATGCTGAAACAGCATTTCACTATGATGGTATGGTAGAATGCTTTGTTTATGTTCTTAAAGAATTCGGACTACTTAAGCCATCTCAATGGAAAAAGGTTAAAAAGAGATTAGAGGCTTAATAAAATAATACTATTAAAATGAAACATGTAAAACTATATGAAGAGTTCATCAATGAAGGCCTAAAAGCAGGTAGAGATGAGCCAATTGCAAAAGCTATCATTGCATACAGATATGCCGTAGAAGGCAGCGATCACGCAGACGAACTTAGATCAATGGGCTTGAATCCCGAGAGATCTGATTCAAATCCAGAACAACAAGAATATCTTTCAGGTTGGGGTAAAGATGCAGTTAGAGCGCTTTCAGGTGCTAGAAGAATTCCTAGTAAATACATGACTGGTACTGTAATTACTTTAGCAGCAGATAACGGTAATTCATACTACTTTGACGGTGGTGATTTAGTAGAAGGTGATAAAACTATTATTAGAAATGCTTTGAAATTAACTTGGACTCAACTTATTGACGAATTAATCAAGCTAAAAGTTATTGAAGAGCCTAAATACTAATTGAGTTTAAGTATCATCGAATTAAACTTTTTAAAAGGTCTGTGTATAATGCATGGACCTTTTTTATTTAATAGACTTTAAATATGCCTAGAATACCAGTAGAAATTATTTATATGCAAATAGCATATCAAACAGCTAAACTTAGTTATGCTCAGCGCCGCCGTGTTGGTTGTATTATTGTTAAAGATGAACAAATTGTTTCATTTGGTTATAATGGCACTCCACATGGATTTAATAATGAGTGTGAAGAAACTTTAGTTGAAACTCAAAATTATGAGAACCCCGATCATGCTTTACATTTAGTAGAAGAACACGGATATGTATGCGAGAATGGATGCTGTACTAAAGAGACTCAAACTACAAAACGAGAGGTTCTACATGCAGAATCGAATGCTATTACAAAATTAGCAAAATCTACGATGACATCTATTGATGCAGACCTATATACTACTACGGCTCCATGTTTTGATTGTGCTAAATTAATTATTCAAGCAGGTATTAAACAAGTATATTATTCAGAAGATTATAGAGATATGAGTGGCGTTGAATTATTAGAAAGGGCAGGAATCATCACAAAACAAGTTATATGTTGGAACGCGGATTAGATCAAATTATCGATAGCGCATTAGAAAAGAATACATTCGGAAAGGATTTTAAATTTAGAAAGGGCCAAAGAGAGATTATCACTAAAATATGTGAAACATATCTCAATGATCCTGACTCTACATTAGTTATAGATGCACCGACTGGTGCTGGTAAGTCACTGATTGCGATGTGGTCTGCTCATATCCTAAAAGAGTTAGGTAATAGAGGTTATATGGTTACTAGTGACCTGAGTCTCCAGGATCAATATGAGACTGACTTCTATAAGTACGGTTTGAGATGGCCGTCAATTAAAGGTGTCGATAATTATGAGTGTTCTGTCAATGGTTTACCATTTTCATTGGGTGATTGTAAACTTAAGGGCATGGGTTATGAACAAGCTGAGAAATTAAGTTGTTATAATTCATGTGAATATCTTCAAAACAGAAGAAGAGCAATTGATCAACCCATTTCACTTCTTAATTATTCATTTTGGCTGATTCAGCGAAACTACGTTGAAGCCAAAATGCAACAGGAAGAACGCACAGTTCCTTTTGAAAAAAGAGATTTTGTCTTCTTTGACGAAGCACATCGAATAGATGATATTGTACAAAGTCATTTTAGCCCAAGAATAGAACATTCGCTAGTTGAGAAAATGGTAACTCTAAATAGATTTGCTAGTAAAAATGGATTTCAAGAAGCTAGTTATACTAAAAATAAAATACAATCATTGGTTAACCATATGATGAGTGGTGATAAACACGATGTATTTAGTGCGATGAGTGAATTTGAAAGAATTCTTCATGGTTTTGGTAAGGTTAGACAAGCAGCCAATAAAACTGCTAAAAAAAGATTTGGTGTTTCAGGTGTGCCTAAAAATTGGCAAACAGCATTTGGTCACTTTGACAGACTTAAAGACGTTCACTGTAAAGTAGAAGATTATCTTAGTTTGATTAAAGAAGTTGGAGTTGATAAGATGGTATTAGATCAAAATGAACATGAAGCGAAATTCATGTGTGTTGAAGAAAGTCTAATGATTAACAAATATCTACATGAAAAGGCTGGATTCAAAGTTTTTATGAGTGCTACTATAGGTGATCCTCGAGCATTTGTTAGGATAATGGGAATTAAGAATGCTAAATTTATTAGAATGGATAATGCATTTAATTATGATAAATCGCCAGTAGTATTTGTTAATCGCCATAAGCTTTCATTTAGAGAACGAGATGAGAGTTTACCAAAGGTAGTAGAAATATTAGATCAAATTATAGATAAACACAAAGGTCAGCGAGGAGTCATTCACACTGGTTCATATGCATTCACTAATTATATCAAGCAAAACAGTAAACATACATTTAGATTGATGGATTATGAAAACAGTAAAGAAAAATCAGATATGTTAGAACTTTTTAAAAAGAAAGATGGAGCAGTATTAATGGGTCCATCTCTCTTAGAGGGTTTAGATTTAAAAGACGATACAAGTCGATTCCAAATATTCTTTAAGGTACCATATCCTTCATTAGGCGATCCATTAATTAAAGCTAAAATGAAAACATCAAATGAGTGGTATGATTGGAAAACAGGGATTAGTGTTATGCAAGGTGTTGGTAGATCAGTTAGAAGTAAAGATGATTGGGCTGTAACATATGTGCTGGATGCATGTTTTAGAAGTTTGATAAATAAACCAGGGTTTTTCCCTCCAAGTTTTATGGAAAGAGTCAAAACTATAAAATAAAATACACTATTATGAAAAGATTTTTAAATAGATTTAGTACTGCTGATAAAATAACTATACTGCTAAAGGTTTTAGCTGTGGGTACATTAGCTTTACTTATGAGTAGTTGTGCTTCTTTAGATTTTAGAATTGCTACATTAAATTACGCTGCACAAAGACAGTCGTTGAATGTATCTAGTCCAACTGAGGTAAAAACGTTCACAAGCAGCTTTGACACATTTAAAAATTTAGATCCTCAAGATTTAGGACTTTCATTTGGTGGAAATTGGGTTCACTGTCGAATTCATGGTTTTCATGATTTAAACAATTGGACAGATTTTACTTATAATCCATATTGGTGTAGACCTAGTGCTGGTTTTATGAGAGCGTCTTTATATAACTGGAACTGGGGAGGTTACAATTATTGGAATAATCAAATATGGGGATATACTCCACATAGATGGTCGCCTTTTGGATATGACAGATGGGGATATAATAACTGGATGGGTAATGTTTATTATGGTAATGGATGGAACAACTATTATGGATGGAACAATACATACGTGCCATATTATTGGAGAAGATCTAATATAAATGGTAGAAGAGGTAATGTTTCACCTAGAGTGCGATCAACTAGAACCAACACACCAACTAGAGTTATTAGAACTAGGCCTACAAGAACTCGAACACTGCCGAATAATGTTAGACCAACTAGAACACGTACAATACAAAATGATATTAGACCGGTTAGAACACCTATCAGAAGATCTGATGTAAGACCACCTATGAGAACTGTCACACCACCGATCAATAATACACCTAATAATATTAGACCTGTTAGAACAAATACTAGGACGACTACTCAACCTAGAAGATCTAAACCAACAAATGTAAAGAAAGACAATTTAAAATAAAAAAACATGGGATTTAACAAATTATTTTTACCTGAACTACACACACTTAAACAGCAATTAGAAGAATTAGGAGAAACTAATTTTGGAAAATATTGGTTAAGACGCTTACAAAAGTCTGATGCAACCATTGGATCGATTGAGTCGAATGACTTTATTAAACCTTTTGTAGATTTTGCATATAACAATAGCAAACTAATATTTGTAAAAAATGAAATGGATACAGATATTAAAAAATAAATTTATGTCAACACAATCAAATACTAATAATCAGCAATTTTATGTTTGGATTAAATCAGAAAGAATTGGCCAAATTGTAGAGGTTGCAGAAACACAAGACGATTCATCTTGGATTAAATTTACAGATGGTACTAAATGTAATTCTAAACTAGCCGGCGAATTTTTATTACCAGCTTCGAGTGAAGATCAGGCTAATATGATCGCGAAAGATTTTGGAGGAATTACAACTTATATTGATCCTACTGACGCAACACCAGTTAGACCACGAAGAGATGTGGAACCTACTGATGCAACTCCTGTTAGGCCTCGAAGAGATGTAGAACCTGTACAAGAAATTAATGTAATGATGGAAATGCTCAAGAAGATGAGCACTAAGAATAAAGCAGATTTACCTATTAAAGTAAATCTACCTTCTAAAGAGGTCTATTCTTTACTTAAAGATCAGATGGATATTACAAAGAAAGATCTAAATTCACAAATTGCAGCGCTCGTAGAAAATCAGATAGATAATTTAAGAGACGAACTAAAAGAACAAATAGAAACATTTATTAATAATTATTATAATGGCAGAACAAACACAACCAACAGAACAAGTGGAAGCTCAAGCTCAACAGAATCAGGAAATTCCAACGCGTAGAGAGCGTAGACGTAGACTAAAACAACAAGGTGTATTAAGATATCTTAGTAAGAAGAGTTTTTTAGATCCTATTCGTGCGAATTTTAGAGCAGAAAACATTAAGACTGGTTTTAAGATTCAAGAAATTAGACTTAAACAATTACAAGAAGAGTGGGAAGAAGCATTCATGACTAGATTAGAGTCTATGAAAGAAACTTGGTATGAAATGGGATATAACTCTGAAGAAATCGGTTGGTTAGAAGAGGCCGCTGCAATTAGTTTTGCTAATGTCAAAGAAACACGCCGCGAAGATAGAAAAGAAGCACAACAATTAATGAAACGTGCTAAAGAATCATTGTTAACAAGACAATAGATTATGTTGAGTATTGGAATCGAGCCAGCAGATAATGGCGTCATTAAAACACTACTAGATGATAACGTCAATGGTGGTGGAGAACAATTTGAGGCTAGACAGGTTTATGAATTCGAAGGACCTATGAAAAGATCTAATCAAATTAAATTTATTAAAGATTTAATATTTGATTTAGGTATTGACACTGGAACAGAATTAGATCCTGATTATCTTCAAATATTTGCCGGATGGGGCAGAAAATACAAAGGTTCCGAAAAGGAAATAAAAAATAAAATCCAAATTTTACAAAAAGAAATTGAAAGATTAGGATCTATGTTGGAAGAATGAATTTAAAAGTCGAAGGCGTTTGGTGTAAAACTAGAACAGAGTTTGATAAATTATCTAAAACAGGTGATTACGATCTGTCTGTATCTTATTATGACATTTTTAATAGATTAATTAAAAGTGATCCTAATAACACCGAGCCCTCTGACATAATTATTTCTATTTATATTAGGAAAACAATTCAAAAAACTCTAAGAGATCTGGGCGAAGATAGTGATGCTAAGATTCTTTATATGTTTAAATCCCTGAGTGCAGATACTGTTAATGGATTTAGAGAATTTATAAATACTATGGTCGATGAAGAATGTGAATTAGATCTATTGGTTGTCAATAGGTGTGATTTTCCAAAAACAGGTGTTCTTAGCAAATTCGATAATGTTAGGTTTATAGATAATGATTAAACATAAATTATTTGCAAAGGGTGATCAAATCCATGCGTTAATTTCAACAACGCAACAACCTAACTTATTAATACCGGTTAGGGCTACTATATATGATGTCAAATTCGATGACATCAATCCACAATATCAAATTAGGATCAAAAAATTCTACGATCCTGTTTATTTTTTAAAGAAAAACTTATTTGGTGGGAGATTTATAAAAAACTTTGAAGGAAAAGACACTAAGATAAATCTAAAAAGAGCACTGTATTCTACTGTTGAAGATATTGAAAATAATATATTTAACGGTGACAAATGGAAGCAATATTTAATTGTAGTTGATTCTGTTTTTTGTACAAGAACTCGAGCTGAACAGGAATCCCTTTTTAATAAAATTCAAACATTTCATATTGAAATGAAGATTAAAGAACTTTATGAATTAGTGAATAGGTCAGTATATAGAAACGGTGAATTCTATTGGCACACGAAGGGTGAATATATAAAATCCTTACAGAAATTCTTAGGAAATAAATATCCCAAAGATTCTAAATGGGTAGATGAACTGTTATATAGACCTGATACTGACGAAATGGACAACGCAGAATGGGTTTAATATAATATCCTACCATATTAGGTAGATATATATAAAAAAGAATATCCATATATGGCGATTACTGACGACGCACATTTTATTTTTAAGAAGGTACTTAATATTGCTGATAAAACCACAGGTTTAGATGTTACGCAATATTTTTATGAGGATACAAGGACTGGAAAAGAAGTAAAAACCAGTTCACCTAAACCAGGTTCTCTTAATAATGCCCCTTCAGAACCAATTGATACGGCTGGAACAGGTAAAAATACACTAGATTTAAATAATACAACCGCTAATTTTGGTGAAGATTCTCTATATCCAACTAATGGTGTAGATTCTAGAAGTTACGCAGTTAGAACATCTATTAGCGGAGATGACGGTAAAATTACGTATGAAGATAAAGGAGATACAGTTACCTTAGGTAAAGCACCTCGAAGTTTATTTAATAATTGGACATTACATAGATATGATAATAGAGTAGGAGTAGTTGCGCGAGATAGTACAAGTGCTATAGGAGGTAAAGATTATAATAAACCTGTTATGAGCGCGTTGGGTGAGAACAAGATACTTAATCCAACTGCTAGAAATATAGTTGAATACGCTAGTAGTACTGGTGGAGAAAGCTTTGCATACAGTTATAGCGATTTTATTCAAATGGAACATTATGGTCAAATATCCAACGATTATTTAATTACGCTTAGGCGTTTTGCTTATCCCGTTGGCGATGATTTATTAAGTCCAAAAATGATGGGTACTAAACCCGAACCTATTAATGCAGATGCTCCTGATTTGGCTAGAGCTGTTACATGGTTATCTCCGGCATTAGGCAATGATTTAAAAGAGATACTTAAATTTAAGGCTGGTTTTAAATGGACTGAAGCTAAATCAGAAATACAGGACGCACAATCTAGACAAAGCGATAGAGGTAAATTAGGGGATGCAATAGATAACAGTAAATATGGTTCAGCTATTGAATCTGGTTTAAATGGTTTTACTGCGGCTCAAGCTAAGAAACTTAAAAATGTAGGTAATGTAGATCATACTAAAGAAACATATCCCAATAAGGTTTTTGGACCTCTTAACATCATTGATCAAGTTTTAACCAGAGACAAAGGTTTAACTTTTGATCAAGAATTTAAATTATCATTTCACTATGATTTAAAAGCATTTCCTGGAACTAGTCCAAAGGTTGCATTTATGGATACACTGTCTAACGTATTAGCACTTACGTATAACAACGCACCGTTTTGGGGAGGTGCTACCAGATTCAGTGGTAGTGGTAAAACTGGAAAACCATTTGGTGATACATCTCTTTTGGAAAAAGGTGATTATGCAGGTTATATTGGTTCTATCGCCGATACTCTAGCGGGTATGGGAGGTAACTTCATGGATCAACTTAAGAAGACTGCAAGTAATGTTGCAAATGGAGAAGGTATTAATAAAATTTTAGGTGATTCTAGTATATTAGAAAATATTGTTGGAGGTGGTTTAATGAAAATGTTGGGCGGTCCTTCCGGTGGTGATGTTATTAAAGCATTTTTAACAGGTGATCCAACCGGTCAGTGGCATTTAACCATAGGAAATCCAATGAACCCAATAATGGTTTGTGGAAACTTAGCATTACAAGATTCTGAATTTAGCTTTGAAGGTCCTTTAGGTTTTGAAGGGTTTCCTACTAAAATGAAAGTTGATATAACACTTAAACCCGGTAGACCTAGAGATAAAACAGAAATAGAATCTATGTTTAATGCGGGTAGAGGTAGAATGTATTTACAACCTGAATGGGGTGATGGAGAAAATATAGATATAGATGCAATGCTTAATGTAGATGCATATGGCCAAAATGGTAAAAATATCTCAAATAAAGCATATATGAGTAGACTTTCTGATATGTCTGCTGGATAAAATAATACTAATATATGGAATTTAAAGTATTCAAATCTAAAAAACTCAACGGTGATAAGAATAAACTATTCTTAGCGCAACCTACTATGATGTTTAAAAGTTTGAGTCCTAGCGAGTCATACATGATCGCTAAACACATTGTTAAAGATGATGATGTTGTTAGACCGGATAGAGTTGCAGTAGAACATTATGGTACTACTGACGGTTTAGATATTATTTTAAAATTCAATGGTATATCTGATCCGTTCTCTCTTAGTCCTGGAGAAACTCTTTGGATACCTATAGACACTATAGCATATTATAAATTGGAATCTCCTAAGGCATTCGAGGACAATCCTATTAAGAATCAATTTATAGATACTAAGCGCTTAAGTAAAACTGATCAAAGAAGATTAGAAGCTCTTAAGAAAAAATATAATAAAGAGGCTTTACTTCCACCTAATGTTATTCCTTTAGGCAAAAAGACCTATCAATTTGATGGTACAAATGTTAGATTGGGTATGCATGTACAAACAGACGACGTGGTTAATTCTATATTATCTGATATACGAGAAGGAGAACTTTCTACAAATACGATCGATTTAAATGATGAAGATGTATTAGTTATAAACACGTCTGATAATTTAAATAGTACTTCTAATGGTAATGGAACCACTAATGGTGACAATACTTCTAATGGTGATGGCACTTCTAATGGATCGAACATCTCATTGTATGAAGATGCCCTTATCAAAAATAGCGGTAATTATATAAAATCAAGTGGAAGCGGTGCTGGATCAATAGGCGGTGCTGGCTTAAATGGAAGTGGTTCTGGTAAATCAGATAAAGCCGATATATTAGGTGGAAATATACCTGACGGTTCGGGACCTATATCTACAGGAAATAATACTTCTGGAGGAGGAACTGACAGTTCGGATTCACCTTGTTCTAAATAATAAAATATGGAATTATCTAACAATATATTAGCGGTAGTAGAGCCTAGTATTAGGCCTATGGAAATAAAAATCGATGCTCTTGCGGAAGAAGAGGGAGATGACGCTGAATTTAAGCAGACCACTGTTATAGCTACTCTTAAGCCGATGGTTCTAGTTAATGGATATCAATTTTCCCCTGGAGATATAGAATTTTTTGAACTTAATTTAACTCAAGTTTTACCGACATGTAAATTAACGCTAAGAGACAGTGCAGGTAAATTTGCCGTTGGTAGTTATCCGAGAGATGGTGATTATTTTACTATATTAATTAATTCGAAAAATCAAGAAACGTTTAAATCTATTCATATGGATTTTGATATAAGTTCATCTTCTGCACCTAAAGAAGGTAATATAGAACCTGCTACATTTAGTATGAGTGGATTTTGTAAAGTGCCTAGAATATATGCTGAAGATTGTGTTAGTCTTGAAGCTGGAGATTCTTTAGAACATATGGAAATAATAGCTAGAGATTTAGGTATTGGATTAGCAACTAATATAGATGCAGCTGATGATAAGCAAGCTAGAATTATGGCCTTTACTCCATATTTAGATTTTATAAAATCGATAGTAAAGGAAAGTTATATTGGTGAAGAATCATTTCAAAAATTCTGGATAGATTCATATTATTATATGAATTATGTGGATGTTAATGCATTATTTAATTCTCCTAATCCACCCATTGAAGAGTTTGCTGAATCACTGGCATCTGCTGCCGAGTCAATGACGCCTGATGTTGAATCTGCAAAAAATGCTGAAGAAGGTGGAACTGGTAATGATATAGAAGTACCTCTATTGTTGACAAATCATATAATGTTTATGGGTAATAATGCTTTTATTGAATCTCATAGAATTATAAATAATTCAAATACTATTAGTACTACGGCTGGTTATGCTAGGGAAATTACAATTTATGATGACAATGGCGAAGATAAAAAACAAGAGTTTAGAATTGAACCTTTAGGTGGAAATGATTTAAAGGAATTAGAAGAACCATTGAGGGGTAATAGGAATGATGATAGACACACTTCTCAGATAAAATACAAATATATCGGTAGACAAAACGCGGGTGAAGATGGTTTAGGTAATGTTCATCCTAATGCTGCATTTGCGCAATTGCATAATAAACAAAATGAAATGGAAACTCAAAAAATGAAATTGGAAGTTACTCTAAATTCATTTAACCCTTCTTTATATAAGTATCAAAAAGTGCCCGTATTAATGTATTTAATGGATTCACAAGCGATAGAGCAAAATGAAAGAATTAAAGGAGATAAACAAGAATTAGGCATGGATAGTGATGAACCATTCGGTTTAGGTGAAGATACTGAAAGCATTACTGATGAAGGTAAAAGAAGTCCTTCACAAGCACTTGATACTTTTTTGTCAGGTTATTATTTAATAGAGAATATTGTATATAGAACTGAAGATGGAGAGACTAAGCAAACTATAACTTTATTAAGAAGAGAGTGGCCAACGAGGACTGAGAATTTAATCAATCCACCTTCATAAGACATTAAGTTTTGTGTTAGTAAAGAAAATAGAATATATAACATATGTCAGATTTTAAACATATTAATGAATTTAGAAAGGGTACTAGGTTAAGAATGATCAGTGAAGATCCAACTTATCTTAGTTTCTTTATTATGTTTGACAGTGTAGATCCTGAACATTCTCCACTATTATCTGGTAGAGCAGAAGCTTATTTGAAAAAATTTGTAGATCCAGTGACCGGTACAAACTATGCTGGAAATTTAGCTGCGTTTAAAAAAGTTTTAATGAAAATCAATAAAGATATGCCATGGTTTTGGCAAAAAATATCTGGATTGGAGTTAACACAGACATATGGTAAAATGCAAGAGCCATGGCACGGTGCAGAAAATCCTAAAATAGATATTGAGTGTTTAGAGGAAAATGTAGAATTAACTGCAATAAGTCTTATGATGCTATATAGAAAGGCTGTTTATGACTATCAAAGATATGTTGAAGTTTTACCAAAAAATCTAAGATATTTTAGAGTGTGGATTGTAATGTCAGAAGTTAGAACATTCCAACAAAATACTGCAGCCAGGGATTTAAATTTATACGGGACGACGATGCCAGATAATAAAGCAGGGTCAGATATTGAACTTATTCCTAGGGCAAAGAGTAGTGAAACTGATATTTCTAGAAAATCTAGTAAATTTGACAATAAGTTGGTTGAGAATTATAATGCTGAATCAAAACCTCACATGATGTTTGAATTAGATTTCTGTGAGTGGATAACAGATTCTATAGCTGATATGTTTGCTGATGCATCTAAAATGCCGGAATTAAAAAAACCTAAAATTTCATTTTCATGGCAACATGCGCACATATCTGGTTCTAAATTTGGACCTAATATTACAGAGGATGAAAAAGTAGATCTTATACCAAAAAAACCAGAAGACGGTTTATATCCAAATACACCATTTAATCCATTAGCAAACGCACAGAATGCTATTAGCGATAAAGTGAATGGTTTGGCAAGTTCTCTAGTAAATAGATTTAATAACTTAAAAAATAGTTTACCGGGACAAGGTAATAATCCATTAGGTAGAGTTTATCCGGAAGGATTGACAGGCGCGGCGGCAACAATTGCTAATGCGGGTATGGATAAAGTAAAATCACTTTTATTAGATAATGTTCATGGAGCTGGCACAGGTTTGGGTTCTTTAGGAGATATAAATTCTGCATTAGAAACTGGTAGTATTAACGGTATTGCTAATTTAGCAGGACAACTGTTCAAGACAAAATCTAAAAAACCAGCAAAAGGTAATATTACTCCTGAAAAAATATATGAACCTGGTGTAGACAGTAGCCCAGATGATAAATTAAATGATAGGGTTTATGATCCTATTCAACAAACTACTGATCAACCTATAAGTCCTAGTAGAATATATGATCCGGGAGTAGACAGTACACCCGATAACAATATTAACGATAACGTACACTCATAATGGATGAATTATTTCTAGACAATCTCAGAGATTCACACTGGTTGGGAGAAGTAGTTGTAAACGAAGATCCTCTCTTAAGCGGTAGATGTAAGATTAAAGTTTATGGTAAATTTGATAAACTAACTGATGATGCTATTCCATGGGCAACCCCAATGAATAGAGATCAAGTGGGTTCGCATGCTGTGCCTAGAGTTGGTGATATTGTTGCCGTTAGATTTGATAATGGTAATATTTACCATCCAGAATATTGGTTTCAAGTTGATCAAAACACAGATCTTAAAACAGATATTTTAGAAGCGTCTGACGCACCGCATGACGTCATAAGTTTAGTCTATGATGCCGAAAGAAATTTAAGAATATATCACTCACCAGAAGATGGCTTAGTTATTACAAGAGGTGAAGGAGCTAAAGAAAGACCAATGATTCAAATTGATGAAGAAGGTTTTATTAAAATTAGCACAGATGCTAAAATGTTTTTAGATTGTGGTGATATATTTGTTTCTAATACAGGTGAACCCGGAGCAGACGAAACAGAACCAGCAGTAAGAGGTCAATCTTTACAAGATTGGCTACAAATGTGGTTAGACGATTATAACGCACATATTCACCCAACCGGTGTTGGGCCATCTGGACCACCTATGCCACCTACACCTGCAACTGTAGGAAAATTATCTAGTACTCATATTAATTATCAACAAAAGAATAAATAAACATGCCTGCACTTTGGCCAACATTCATACCAGCATTAGCGTCTGATATAGCAGGTCAGTCATTCACTAAACCGGGTGGAGCTATGGTTTCTTATGAGCTCCCAAAAGTTGGAACTGATCAAGTTCCTATTTTTCCACCATCTAAAGAGTTGATAGAGTCTGTTAAGCCTGGAAATCCTGTTAATGCAAATTTAACAACTGATCCTACTTCAATGATTAATGCTATAAATTTATCACCATTAAGCGGAAGATATGATTTTGGTGTAAGAGTCGCTGAAAGATATTTAGAAGCTACTAAAAGTTTAGCACAAACTCCATTCGGTGCAGTTCATACTAATAATCCTGCTGCCGAATTTATTTTAAAACAAGGTTATGGTTTAGTTTTTGAAAGACTATTAAAAGAAGGTGATATACCTTTATTGGATCAAAAGGATGAGAACGGTAATGTCATAGAACAAGGTAAAGAATCTCATCCAGATTATGCTGATTTTTGTCCCGGGCCTATCGAACCGCCAGATCCTGTCGAGGAACAAAAAAAACTAGATAAAAAGTTTGATAAATTTGTAGATGAGAAGAAGAACGATTCATATTGGGATTTATATAAGTTTAGATTTTTTGAATTTCCATGTTTAAGTGGCAACGAGACACAAGTTGAATTAGAGAATTTATTTGCGGCTAGATTAATAGAACAATATAAAACATCTAATGATAAAGATGAATTCAAACTATGGGCAGAATGTTTGGGTTCTAAAAAATATAAAGATAGCACTCTAGCAATAAGCGGTAAACCATATCCTAATATTAGTACACAAACTAGAGCTGATATAACAGCAGCCGGTTATAACTGGCAATCTTTAGCAGATAATGTGAGTGATTTATTTATAGCTGGTATAGAAGGCAATGGACCTACGTTAGAGTGTCCATTAAATGAATGGAAAATTCAAGTAGCATATGATTTTGATCATGATCCTCCTGAAAATCCAAGTAAAAGACCTAAGATATTAACATCTAATGTAGTGGCTACTTTTAGCTGGTATCCTGGTTTAAGACAGGGTTCTTTTTCTTATCTCTATGGATCTGCTGTTTCTGCACCTAAGTGGATAAAAACTCCAAATTGGATTGAAACTGTATATGAAAAAGGTGAATGGAAAAATCATTGGAGAAAAGTACCTGAAGATAAAATAAGACAAGCTTCTAGAGCGTCTGATCCGGGCGAAGAACTTTTAAAAATAGATCCAAAATTAGGGGGTACTTTATTTAAGTTTCAAATGAAAGAAGCCTTAGATGCAAAAAAGGTAGCCGATGAATGTGAAGCTATTGAACCAAGCTCTAATATTAATTATAATTGGCCAGGTGGCGATCCATATGAAGAAATGGCAGCCGTTACTATTGCTTACTGGTATGCATGTTTAGTAAAACCTTTTGCACCAACTCCATCCGCTTTACCTGCGTTAATTCCTCCGCCATTAACAGGTATCTACATACCGCTATATTATGGCAGTAAAAAAAGATTAGCTAATAATTTAAGGAAGGCTTGGAATACTGGTAAAACATTTAGTGTATTACCTGCCCCAATGCCACCTGCACTTGCGGTTTCTACTGCGGTCGCTGCAGCATATGCTTTGCATTTATTGGAATTTAAATTACTTTATTTAGGAGGTATACCTACACCAGTGGGTCCAGTACCTATGGTTGGTTTTGTACCTGTGGTATTCTAATAATTAATTAGATATATATTATGTTACACCTTTAATATAAAAATAAATGAACAACGAAAAAAACAAAAGAGTTAGAATTGGCGAAGTTAAAGTCGAGGAAACTAAAATCGAAGAAGTAAACAATCAAGTTGAAAATTCACAAGAAGATTTACAGGATGTCACCGAATCCTATTACGATGAAAATGGTGAATTTATGTGGGACGCATATGAAGCTAGTTGCCCATCTAAAACAAGAAAACCCAATCCACATATCAGAACTCTAAGAGGAGATAAAGTTTTTTCTAGAGAAGATTACGCACAAGATTTTTATGACTTACTAACGGAATTTGACAGTAAATACGGTCAATTAGTTACTAAACTAAATGTAGGTGAAATTCATGAAGGTAAAATTTACGGAGTAAGTTCTGAATTTATTAGCGTTGATATTGGTTATAGAGAATTAATATACGTTAAATATGATAAAGAACCTGCTGATATACAAGCATTAAAACCAGGTGATGAAACATCTGTTTTAATTACTCAACTTGCTAAAAACTCACATATATTAGGATCAATTCACGGAGGTGTTAAACATCGCGTATTCATGGATCTTAGAGAAGGTGTAGAAACAGGTGGAACCGCATGGGTGGGTACTGTAACGCATATGATTGAAAATGGAGGTTACATGGTAATGATTCAAGGTATTGAGTGTTTTATGCCAGGATCACTTGCTGGAATTAATAAACTGCATGATTTTTCATCCATCATTGGTAAAGAACTATATGTTGTGCCAGTTAGTTTCTCACCAGAAAGAGGCACATTGGTAGTTTCTCATAGAAAATATTTACAAGCGTTAATTCCTAATGAAATATCGTCATTAAAAGAAACACAAGGCGAAACTCTTACCGGAAATGTAACAGGAACTGCAAAATATGGTGTTTTTGTAGAGTTTAATAAATGTCTAACCGGTATGATTCATAATAATGACTTAGACGAAGAAACTTTAGCTAAATTTAAAGCTAGAGAAATTAAACCAGGTGATCAAATATCTTTTATGGTAAAAGATATCATAAGTAATACAAAAATTACGTTAACACAGAAAGCAAATATCGTAGTAAATCCATGGAGCGATATCACATCAAGATACACCATTCCTTCTGTAATAGAAGCTACTGTTAAGACTAAAAAAGACTATGGTCTATTCATTACAATAGAAGAGGGCGTTACTGGACTGTTACATGTAAGCGAATTAAGTGAAGAAGTTATGAGTGTATTTAAGGCCGGTGATAAGATCACTGTTCAAATTACAAGAATCGATGTTGATTCAATGAAAGTCTTTTTAAAGATGCCTCAATAACTATTGCAACGAGAGTGTGATATATATTGAAACGATAATATCATAATCTAATATGCAAAAATTAAATATAGATTCTTCAAGGGAATCAATTTTGAATGCAGCACTTATGGGTGTTGAATTTGAATTCTATTCTAATATCGATCTAGAAGCTACCAAAAAATCTTTGGCTCAGCTTCTAGATCGTAAGATTAGGTTGGAAGACAAAGCTCATTCGGATTTCCAACCATCTGCAGAAGAATTTAAAATAGAACCAGATATGTCGGGTGGAAAAGGTCTAATGGAACTAGTTACAGGACCTATTCCGTATAGAAATGCTAGAATAGTTGTAAACAAAGTTTTAGATTGGATATCTAAAAACGGATACACTAACGATAGAGCATCAATTCATGTTAATTTATCATTCGATAAAAAATTCTTAGAAGATAAAGATCTTATTTCTAGAATGAACGTTCTTAAGTTTATTTTAGAATTTGATGAAAAACAAGTTTATAAATTCTTTCCTAATAGAGAAAATTCCGCATACGCAAAGAGTGTTAAATGGGTAATGCCAAAATGGGAAGCATTTCATTTTGACGCAAATCAAATTGCATCTAATAATTTTAAATTTGCCGATACTAAATACTATGGAATAAACTTTTCAAAGAAGGAAAAGAATTATTTAGAATTCAGATACTTAGGAGGTCAAAATTATGAAAAGAAAGTTGATAATATACTTTATTTAACTGAGAGTTTTTTAATGCAAATGTGGCATTCTTGTAATGATCCTAGATTTACAGCTGAAAATAAAATAGAACTTCAGAGAATTTTAAATAAAAATAAACCTATTTCAGAGGCACTTAAAAATTATACTAATGTCAATAAACATTGGCCTAATATAGAAATATTAGTAGATTTACAAAGTAATCCTACTATTATTAATGTACACTGGGAAAGATTTAAACACAGAGTTGTTGATTTATTGGTCAATGGTTCTATGGAAGCAGGAATTATAAACTACGATTCAGATTATGGTGCAGTTCAAGTGAAAGATGGAAAGTTTCCAACGGTTTATTTACTAGAAAATTTTGAATTTATAGACTGTGAATTAACAGGTAATATAACTAACTGTAGTTTTTATAATTGTGAAGTTAATGGTTCTGCTGTTATGATGTGTAGTCTATATAAAGGTACTAAAGTAAAAGAGTCTAAAGTAGAATCATGTTATACGCATGGAAGTTGTGAATTAACCAACTGTTATGTTGCCGGAAGAGACACTATGTTTAAAGGTAAAATGATAGGTGGAATATTTAGAGAGGGCTTTAGAAGTAAAGACGCTAGATTTGAAGAAACTGAAATAGTAGTAAGTAAAAAAATAAACTAATATAATGAGTGAAATTAGAAGCGGGTCTAATAACGACTTGACAACCGGAAGACAATTTGATGCAAACTGTTTGAACGCATTTCTAGATGAATTAGGTGACGATATCACAGGAGCATGTATGGTTCCTATTAATTTACCACAAAAAGAAATTATTAATATAATTAAGAGAGCTAAAAAATGGTTTTATAAAAAATATGAATATTCTGTAAAAGAGAATTTATACCATATTCCAAATAGCGTATTTAGTAGTGATTATTTTAAATCTCACAGAACTCTTAATTTACCAGGACCAAGTTTAGATGGCGGAGGTGGAGTATTTTCTGTTTATGGATTATATGACCTAATGTCTGGTTTCCATGGTCAAGGAGGTGGATTAGATCTTAGATTCCAGTCTGGTGGTGACTTCTCAATGGAGAGAATGTTGTTTAGAGGTATGTATGAAGGTTCTGGAATGGCTGAGGCTGCAGAAGAATTGCAATACTATGTATTGAATGCTTCAATGGCAGATTTGTCTAGACAGATCCTAGAGAACCCCATTTCTTATGCATATTCCAGTTTAACTGGTGAACTTAAGTTTTTAGGAGATACACCAAAGGGTGATGTTATTCTGGAGATTTACGAAACTATTCCTGATTGCGCGTTATATGAAGATGAGATTTTCTTTAGATATGTTAGCGCTAAAATTAAACAATCTATCGGTACTAAACTTGGAATCTTTAAGTTTGCTTTACCCGGTAATGTCGATTTTGATTATGATGCTATTAAGTCGATGGGAGATGATGAACTTAGTATTATAGAAGAAGAGATTAAGGGAGACGAAGGTGTAGATTGGATGATGCATTCGTAAATAAACAAGATAAATATATAAATGGAATTATACATAAAATATCCGACTGATCCTAATTACGATCCGTATCAAGTTCAAACTAATAGTGAAATAGAAATGTTGATTACACAAATTCAAACACTTTTATTTACTAATACGGGTGAAGTGATGGGTAGTTATAGATTTGGTTGTGATTTAGAAAAACTTATATATGATTTCAACGCAAGTGCATATAATGTGAAATCTATTATAATTGAACAAATAAATCAATATTGTCCATTAGCTGAAAAATTCAATATAGATGTTAATGTTGAGTTTTTAAAGGGTAAAGTTAGAGATATTGGTTTAATCGATATTACAATAGATAGTAGATATGCTATAAAAATAAGCATGCTATAAAAAAGTATACAAAAAAATGGCAGAATTAAAATTTTTAAATACAATTAGAACAAGTGCTAGTCAAATAAATAATGACGCTAGAACTTATATTTCTAGAGTGTATAAAAGAGCAAACAACTTATTTACAGTTGCTTCTCCTTTTGCACAGATACTGAGCGTCTTATCTGAGATGGTAGAATTAGTTATGTTCTATATAGAAGATTCTGTCGTTGAACAAAACATATACACTGCACAACAACCTGAATCTATTTATGGTATGTCTAGATTAACCGGTCATGACGCAACTAGAGGTTTTGCAGCGACTGGTGAGATTGATTTTAGGTGGAAACCAGGTGCAGATATGGCTAAAATTGCAGGTAGCACATTAAATATAGACGGTAGAGCTAAACTTAAATTTGACATAAATGGTTTAACTTACACTCTATTAAATTCTGTAGATAAATTTAAACTAGAAAAAACAAATTTTAATTCATTTAGAACTTCTATAATTCAAGGTGAATTTGAATCTCAAACATTAACTGCAACTGGTGAAAAACTACAGTCTTATAATGTCAATACTAGTGGTCTGACTGATCATAGTAAAATTAGTGTAAGCGTAAATGGTGAGTTATGGACTAAACATAATTCTTTATATGATATTAATTATGAAGAAAAAGCATATCTAGTTAAAACAGGTATTAGTGGAGGTTTAGATATTTATTTTGGAAATGGTAGTTTTGGTGCTATACCACCCGCAGGTGCTTCAATAGTTGTTGAATATGTAAAACACAGTGGTTTAAATGGTAATTTAGATGATTCACCTGATTTAACTATCAAATGGGACGCGGTTGGTTCCGATTCACTGGGAACTGAACATGATCTAAATGAATTTTTAGATGTTACTATTACATCTTCACCTAAAATGGGGAGCGATAGAGAATCTACTCAATTTACTAAAATAATGACACCATTAGCTAGTAAATCATTTGTCCTAGCTACACCCGATAATTATGAATACTTTTTATCTAGATATAATATGTTCTCATATATAGATGCATATAATACTACAGATGATCAATATTTAGATGACGATAATGTTATTTATATTTTTGCTATTCCAGATGCTAAGAAAAAATTAGCAAAAAATCAAGATTATTTTAGCATGCCTGAACAAGAAATGTTTTTAGATCAAGGTGAGTATGATGCTATGCATAAAGTATTAGAAGATAGCGGTCAACAAATGGTTACAACTGAAGTTGTTTTCGTTAAACCACAAGTTAGACACTATAGCATGGATATTAATATTAGATACTTTGAGGGTTACACTAAAGAAGAAATATACAATAGTGTTAGATCCAAAGTTTCAGAATATTTATTAAATATTACTCGAAGAGATAAATTACCTAAATCTGATATTATTTATATCTTAGAAGAAATAGAAGGTATAGATGCTGTTAATATTAGATTTATTTCAGAAACTGAAGAAACCGCTAGAAGACAAGGTTATTACGAATCTGTTAATATCAGTGTAGTACCTCAAGAACCTGTCACACTAGAAACTATAGGAAACGGTAAACAAAAATATGTTTTCTTTAAGAAAATAGAAGATGTTAAACTAGTAACAGTAGATGAATCTACTCAAATACCTGATCACGTGAGAGGTTTAGATCAGTGGGGAGATATTATCATGGAGAAAGAAGAAGTTGCTGTATTTAGAGGTGGATGGTTAGACAGAGATGGTGATTTAATAGAAGATGATGTGCTAATGAATGCAGAAGCGGCCGTTAGTATTAACTTTGAAGCAGATCCTGTGCCTAAAACAATTTACACTAGGGTTCAAGCTGGAAATAGAAGAGCACTTAAGTAATGGGATTATTCGACAACTTATTAGGATATAGAAGACGTAAGAGATATGATTTTGTAAAATCTAGAAAGGATTCTAGGTTAAACGCAGGTTATAAGTATGAAGAATTACCACCCGGAGAATTTATAGGTAGATCTCTTTCTGGACACATTCAAAGAAACGAGACTATCCAGCATTTTCTAATATTTATGGATGATACTATTAAATATTTATTGAAGGGTACCAGATACCTTAACAATTATAAAAATTATACCGTCAAAGAAGACGATAACGAAACGAGATAATGTACAACAATTTAAGATTTTTTAGAGGATTAGAATACGATCTCAATTTTGAAAAGGATGATTTTGACGTATATACTGGAACTATTCATTTACCAGAAGTTTCTGCAGGTCTATACGAAACAGTTAATCTTTTTATATTAGAAGAATGTGTATATAGAGGTGACAGTATAGTTAATTTTCCTATATCTGATTCTGTGGACAAAGATAGTCTTATTTTTGAATGGGAAGAGGTTGATAAATTTAATAGTAAATCTATTATATTATATGACATAGATCATTCTGGTAATTTACCAGTCATTAGTGAATTAAAATCACAATCGATAGAGTTAATTGATTATAGCTCAGTAGATTCAATCATTGATGATGTTAAACACCTTAATACAATTAATAATTCTGCTATTCAAATAAATATAGCGTTAAATTCTACACAGTCTGGTCAACACACTAGAATATTAAATATTTATAGTAGTGTGGATGGTAGTAAAACACTAATAGCTCAAATAGAAATATATGGTGAAGTAGTTACTGAGGACGAAAGACTTAAAGTGTTATTACAAAACTTCGGCGCAGCATTAGATGAAGCTGACTTTATGTTATTTAAAGATCACGATATTAGTGAAATGTCGCCTGACTATAAATTACTAAATAGAAAAAGAAAAGAGCTTTTATTAGAGTTACACAATATTAAACCATTTGTCGGTACATATAAAGCTATATTAAATGCAATCGATTTCTTTGGATATAATAAATTAACTCTAAAAGAGTATTGGTTAAATGTAGATAGTGGAGTAAAAAACTTTGGTAAACTATTTGCAATACCTGTTGCTAATTCTTCCACAAGAGGCGAAATGACTAGAAAGAAACTTAAATTTAAGTTGCCTTCTAGTACAATGAAAAAAACAAGTAAGTTTAGTTTAGTATATAGATTAAATGAACCTAACGGGACATATGATCAATGGGATATACCTAACGTAACTGAAACATTTGATTATACACCCGAAGAGGTTTTAATTAAATTATATGGACTTAAGGCTAAATTACAAAAAGAATATTTACCATTACAATCTAAAATAATAGATATCACAGCTGAAGGTGATTATTTTACACAAAGAAATATAAACGTTTGGAATATTCAAAATGATATTAATTTCTTTAGCGAAGGTCACACTATTAAATTTAATATATTTCCAAACGATAGACAACTTTTTGTTGAGGATTTATCAATGGTTTTAAAACCATCTTTAGATCAAAACAGTCTTATTAATAACTATAATAAATTTCTTAATTTAAAAGTAGGAGAAGAAAGCACTCTTACATATGATGAAAGAGCGGAGTTAAAGGATGCTTTTAGATTATTTTATGAAACATACCATGATAGAGAATTACACTCTTATAATCCTAATATTCCTATAGGATGTCCAATATTATTAGATGGAACTGAATCATTTGATGACATATGGGATGAAGCTGAATTTACATGGGAAGATGCACACAATCCAAATGAAACACTATTAGTTACATGGGATAATTGGTGGAAAGCATGGGTATATGAAATAGAATGGTTAATTACTGGTAAAGGTACCGGTTGGAGTAAAACATATAGAGGTCCTATTGATGATTATTTAGTTTTCCCATTAATATTACCACATGATGATTTATATGATGTCGAAATGAGAACATACGATTTATTTGGACACATGTCTTATTATAAACATAAAGACCTTATCGATGTTAAATTAAAACAACTAGAATTATATGGTATTTATAAGTGGTTAGAAAACCAAACATGGGACGGCAAATCGTTACCATGGAATGGTTCAGGCGGTTATTGGGATTCTCCTCAAGATAATGTAACACAAATCGATGATGCTATTGCTACTCTTTATTTAACGTTAGATCGTGCGAACTATGTGCATCTGGAAGAAGATCAAGGTTTAAGGTTTTCAACGGTTAGAAGATATATTGATACTTACTCTAGAACTGGCTTTACAGAGACTACTGGACCATACCAATGGGACGAATCTACATTCAGATATAAAGATACTGAACATCTTTCATGGGACTTCATGAGAGTTGGACCAGATTTAACGGCCAGTTTTAAAATAAATGACATTCAACAGGGTGATAAATTAGTAATAAAATTCCAAGATCCAATAACAAAAGCAATAAGCTTTGGTGAACACATTATAACTAATGCCACTCCTACTACTGTCAATGACGTAAATGGTTGGACTGCTATTATGGATGAGCTAAATGCAAGTGAAGACGTTGTAATTAGTAAGTTTAATTTTAACGCAGTGTTCGAAGATCTTGATGACAATGATGTTAGCGATGTATTTAGATTTATATTAGCCGTAGGTTGGGAATATTCAAAAACGTATGACTTTGAAGAAGTCTATATTGAGAAAATAAATCCTTCGTCAAATTCTAATATAAGCGGTGAAGTACATGTTAAACATTACAATCCAACGTTTGACGATACTAAGATATTTAAAGATTTTGCTGAAGTAGAAAGATCTACTCATATTACAATTTCTACAGATATTTCTAAGTTCCCAGGTGCTAAAAATTCAAAATGGACTATTACAAATATAACTAACCCAGAAATCACTGATATATA